ATTTAAAAATATGTCAAAGATTATAAAAGATCATATTCACCATCTTAATGATATTAATTAAATAACAAAGCTTACCAAGGATATATTTTCTTTATAATTTGCGCTTTGCTCATCTCAGCATTCCTGACTAAATATCTATTTAACTAAGACCTATGTCACCTACTTGAGCTTTCATATAATTTATTTTTAAACCATAATATAATAATGATTTATCTAGTTTTTCAATATCAGTTCAAAAAATTAGAGAAAATCTAGACAAATATGTTAGTGAAAATCTAGACAAATCTAGACAGATTTATCTAAATTTTCTCTAATATTTCTACAAAATTCAAGACTTTCAACATTTATTAAGTAAATTTATTTACTTAATAAATGTTGAAAGTCTTGAATTTTTTGAACTGTCTAGATTTTCTCTAACAGTACTACGTATATTATTACAGATTGTGAGACAATATGATGGTTATCAAGGATTAGATACCTAGGATTAGTTTGAAGTTTATCTGAATTTTGTTTGTAATCAAATTGGCTTTCTTCAATTATTAAATATCAACTTTTATAACATTAATTGTATAAGAATTATGATTTGAATCTTTTATAGCAAAAATTTTATAATTATTATTTGGTTCTTTATTATAAATATAATTAAATGAATAGTTGTCTAATATGTATAATTTAGATTTATCTAATTTATCTACGTCTAAATTATATTTGGCTAATGTATTTTTATCTATAATAGGTATAGATGCACCAACTATCTTTTTACTAAATTCAATTTCTCTGCCAATTTGTGTTAAACAATATTCATCTTCATTTAATTTATTATCAATTTTTAATTTAAAATACTCATCTAATTTAATTGTTGTATAATTTTTCTCATTATCATCAGGATTCATATAATTCACAGTACCATTTGCATTTTTAACAAATTTTTTGTTAGGATCAGGACTTATAAAAAGTACAATAGATTTTTTATTAGGATCAGGAATTATAGGAATATATTTAGTTTTTAAATTATATGAAGGTGTCGAAAATAAAATACCCATTTATAAAATTATTCTATAAATAAAATAATTTTATGGATAATTTTATCATCAATTATCTAATGATTGATGATAAAATCCTTATATTTATTGGATATAATACATAAATAATACATATATAAATATATTTTCTATAAATAAAAAATATATGCAAATAGATTTTGATAATGGAATTTTATATTTTAGAAATATATTTTCAAATAATATATCAAAACCATCTGAACATAAAGTGGGGGCAACATTTATCGGAATTAATACAAATATAAGTGGTAAAAATGAATTACACATTTATATTTGTCTTTTTCCTTTTGCAAATGCAGAAGAAAATGTACCTTACATGAGTATTCATCCAAATATTTTATTGAAAGATATTACTTTTAGTGTAGATGAAAATTTTTATATCTGGATGTATGAGGAAATGAGAAAACAAAAAAGTATTATTGTAATGAAATTAGAATATAATATATTAAAAGTAGTCGAAGGTTTTGGTGATGTTTTGTTAAATATAGATAAAAATTGTAATGAAAACAAAATATGGTTAGATTTAGAATTCAAAGATTGGTATGAAAAAAAAACTTTCAATAATACATTTACTATACAAATTATAAATCCATATCTTTATATGGTCCCTTTTCCTGTTAAACCTATTATTTTTAAGACATTTAAACGAATCAATAATTTTATCACTTTTCAAAATAAATTAATTAAAACTCAGTTGTAAAAGACTATAAATGCTCCACAAAAGATATTTATTAGCATTAAAGTTTATTCTAAATAGAAACAAACCAAACACTTCAATAAAAAATGCACAACCATATGTCTTATACATATAATAACCACTAATTATCAAACACAAAGAATAAAAGATAGAATGTACATACCATTTTATAAAATTCTTTTTATTTAGTGTCATTAAAAAAGCCGACATCTGAATTGCAATTAAAGTATTGAAACCCATATCAGATAATTTTGGATTAAATCTTAAAACAGATGCTGTTGCACAAAATTGATAATATGAATATAATAATGCAGCATATTTCATAGGTAAATTATAATTGTTAGTAAATCGTACAGTTGTCATATTTTCAGTACCATATTTGTTAGTTATTTTATCAACTATTAATAGATGACTTAACATAATAATAGTTAATAATATTTGACCATTATTATATCCTATTCTTCTAATGATAAAATCATAAATTATTCCATATATACTAGCAATTATTGCTCTAGATGTGAAAACAATTGCATGTAATCTATATTCTTCCCAAATAATTAATCCTTTTATTTTCAATCTATTTTTTAATACACGAAATATCAAAGAAGAATACGATAAAATTATGTGTAAAAATAATACAACATATGAAGATATATCATTTCTTATACCTAAATTTCCTTGATAAGATAATAAATATGCATATCTATATATGAAATTAAGTAGTGATAATAATCCAAAAGTTTTATGAAAATAATGTTTATCTTCATATGTGAATAATTTTTTTAAGACAAATTTTTTGTCAATATCAATATGTTGTTCAGAATTAGTCATTCTTATTTATTAATTTCATATAGAAAATGATAATGATATCAATATATTTTTTTCAATTTTATATATACAGGTATATTCAAAATTGAAAAAATATTCTAATTATTAAATATATTCAAATTATATGGATTCTTTAAAAAAATATTTAAAATATAAAGAGAAATATTTAGCTTTAAAGAACCAAATGTATGGTATCACAATGATTAATAAAAATTTAGAACTTGATAATAATCAAATTGGGAGTGGAAAAAAAACTACATTTTCAGTAGTAACTTATAATGTATTTGGAACAACTGAAGAAGGAAAATACATACATGAAAGATTAGATCATATAATTAGTGAAATATTCAGTAAAGGCGAACCAGACATTATATGTTTGCAAGAAGCAACAGATATAGTTATAGACAAAATTGCAAAGGAATATCCAAAATATAATATATGGACAAAGTTAGAAGTTATAGATAAAGTAAATATAAAACAAGATGAACTTAAAATGGTAAAAGAGGATGGTTATATTACAATTTTATCAAAACATAAATATAATGAAAAAGAATTAGTATACGCGGGATCATTTTATGATGATGGTATTATGCGAGTAGATATTAAAATACACAACATACCAATAACTATCTATAATGTTCATACATCAGGCGGTACGTTTGGAAAATCAGAACAAGTAGTAAAGAAGAAGCAATTAAGCAGAATAAATGAATTATCTTTGTTAAATGCGAGTTTATTTAAAACAATTAATTCGGGAAAAAAAGATATTATTGTAATGGGTGATTTTAATTATGATTCAAATGATTTGGATCATTATATTGAAGGCAATATATCACCAGAATATATTTTGGATAATTATAACAATCTAAAATGTAAAGATATATGGCCAATGTTAAAAAAGAAACAAATTGGTGCAACTGAAGATGAAATTATAAACACATTTAGAGCTGCGATGAAAATTAAAGATAAAAAAGATAAAAGACAATGCAGATATGATAAAATTATAGGAATAATGGATAATATTAAACCAATTAAAATCGAATTAATTGGTAACTCAGAAATAGATAAAAAAGTAGAAGTTATTGGAAAAGATGAGAAAAATAATAAATTTAAAACTAAAACTAAATTATTTCCAAGTGATCATTTTGGTTTATATTGTGAATTTGATTTTATTCTTTAACATATTTAAAAATTGTATAACTAAAGATGATAACCTAAGATCTTTTCAACTAGTTATTAAAATAATCGAGATGTCCTGGAAATTTTTAAATTGTCAAGATTTATAAAGATCTATTTTACCGTCATCTATAAGTAAACACTTTTGTGTGAAACGATAATATTTTTCTTGTTGAAAAAAACATAAATTTAATTAAATTTATGTTTTTTTTTGAATAAATAAATCAGTGGAATGTACACTAGTTTTTTATGAGTATTTGATTTTTATTATTTGATTTTTATTATTTGATTTTTATTATTATTTTGCATAAACTTAAAAATTAAAAAACTAAAAACTAATATTTATTGAGGAATGATTATTTACTTTAGAGGTGGAAAATCACTTTCAATAAAAGCAACCTTCTTTGTATTAGCCTTCTTTGTGCTAGACTTTTTTGCAATTGTTTTGTTAGCTACATGATGGTTGGGCGAGGGCCTAAAATTACTGGAATTAGTATTGGCCTTTGGGGCCAAAATCTTAGTATCTGTGATATTAACACCTGTATATTGACCAGCAATTAAGACTTCCTTATCAAGAGACGAAACAGTTGTAGGAATAATATTTGTATTTGGTTTAAGATCCATTACATGTATCTCAAACATATCCATATCAGACATATTTTCAGGAGTACCAGCATTATTGAATATTCCTCTGACATAAAAACGTTCCTTTATAGCCGGAATGGTCATCATGGCTTGTGCAAGTTCTTTACCTAGAGAGATTTTATCCTGAATCTTCTTAGGAAACCATACTTGGTTCTTGGTAAAACGAAATTTGTCAATACCAGGCCGAGTTCGAAATCCATTATGTCCTAATGACATATTGAAAGTTAAGAAATGGTAGAATGTTGGAAATTCAATGGTTACTTCAGGCTTGATGCGCTGATATTTCTTCCAATCGTTATTGGATTTGGATTTAGTACTGATACTGATATTGATATTAGAGTTAGATGATGTTTCCTTGTGGACAACATCATTATTTGGCATATTAGACATATTAGACTTATTCATAGTATTCGCGGACATTTATATATGATTTGTTTTATTTGATAGTAATATTATGAATTATTTTTTTTCAATTTTTTATTTTACAGCGGGGACTATTTTAAATAATCCCCGCTGTAATAAAAATAAATAATTAGTAGTATTCTAATATATTAGAATGAAACAATGTAGAATATGCTTGGAAGATTGTGATGAAAAGTTATTATGTGATTGTATAGGAACAATAGGATATTATCATAATATATGCTTGCAATACTATATTAATAATAAACAGCTTAAGTAAATCTAGACAAGTTTTTTAAATGTCTATTATTTCTTTTAATTTTTGGTCTAAAATTTTATATATATTTCCATTTGATGATTGCAGATTTTTTAACTCAATATCTGTTTTAATAATTGTATTATTATCAGTTTTTGATTTATTTAGAGAGTTTGGATTTAATTGATTATTTGATTCACATATAGATGATATTAATTCAATATCATCTTCATCAAAATCAAAATAATTTGATGATATTGATATGTTTTCAGAATTATTGTCATTTAATTCATAAATTTTATTAGCGGTACTTTCATGATTAGAAGTTTTTTTCTTATAAATATCATTTATATTATTTGATATTAGTGTTGATTTAATTTTATTACTAATTTTATCATTAATTTTATCATCAATTTTATCATCAATTTTATCATCAATTTTATCATCAATATTATCATCAATTTTATCATTAATTTTATTACTAATTTTATTAATATTAGTTTTAATTGTTTTTTTATTTTTTGGTTTGGCAGTGCTTATATCTATTTTACCAATAGTGCTTGTATCTATTTTACCAATAGTGCTTGTATCTATTTTACCAATAGTGCTTGTATCTATTTTACCAATAGTATTTATTATAGGATTATTAATGGTATTTGTTATAGGATTATTAATAGAAGTTATTAAATTTTTATTATCAGGATAAATATCCATTAATTCTTTAGTTTTATTAAAAATATTAATTATTATATTGATATCACATTGATAAATATCAGATTCTGAATTTATTTTAAATTGATGTAATTTGTCTTTAATAATTTTTTCGCATATTTTATAATTATTAATACGAATAGAATATAAATTATTTTCTTTTGGAGTACTTGTTGTAGATGAAATTTTATAAGTAAGATTATCAAAAGACTTAATAAATATAATTCCTGTTTTATGTAATTTATTTTCTAGAATGAGATGTTTAAGTTTACCTTTGGAATTTTTTTTATCAAGATATTTATTAAAAATATTATTAATTTCGATAGTTTTAGTATGAGGAATTTGATATTGATTAATTGTTCTAATAGATAAAATAACATCATTTTTTAGCCATTTTTGAAATGATTCAGCATGTGATTCTTTACTTTTTAATAATAGATCATATAATCCAAGTTCAGAAATAAATATAGTTTGACCATGTATTTGTTTATCATTTTTAATATTAGAATAATTTTTTCGTTCTGTACCTTCTTCAAGAGTTTTTAATGTTTTATGAATATTTCCAATATCGAAAATTTCGCAGATACTAATACCTTGATACCATGAATTATTATCATGATCAACAATCATTAATATTTGTTTTTCTTCTAAAATATATCTATAAACACTTTCCATATATTAATATGATAATTGTTTTATAATATCTTAATATTTATTTAATAATATTTCAAACTAATAGTAATCATACGAAAGCAAATAATTGAATAAAGTGAATAATTAAATAAGACAAAATAATTGAATAAGACAAAATAATTGAATAAAATGGATAATTGAATAAAGCAAAATATTCAATTCTGGCTAAATGAGAAAAATTAATTTTTCTCATTTAGCCAGAATAGCCTTCAGAGTAGTACCCCGTGTGGTAATCCGTCGCCTTCAGAGTAGTACCCCGTGTAGTAATCTGTTGCCTCCAGGAGTACTCCGTTGCTTTCGGCAAGTACACCATCGCGCGAATACTCCTGACTTTGGAGGCCTGGTGCAAAAGAACGACCAGTAACCTCTCTGGCAACAACTACGGTAGCTCCCAAGGCCTGGCCCAACACCTTGTAAGCCACTCCAGCTACCTTGTAAGCCACTCCAGCAGCTGAAGCAGTAGCTTCTACCGCTGCCGCAGCAGCTGCGGCAGCCACAGGAGATTGAGCAGCCTTGTACATCACTCCAGCTGCATCGTAAGCCACTCCAGCTGCATCGTAAGCCACTCCAGTTGCATCGTAAGCCATTCCAGCAGCCTCGTAAACCACTCCAGCCACAGGAGATTGAGCAGCCTCGTACAGCTTTTGAGATGCCCTGTAAACCACTCGAGATGCCTCGAAAGCCATTCCATAAGCAAATCCTGTCAGAGACATTGGTTTATGTTCAGCACTGTTTCAATAAGACGTTTATATAATGGGACTAAAATATAAAAAAAATATCAAATTTTTTATACATCTAATACATCAATAAAATTATTTTTAATATTAGTTTTATTATTAATTGATAGATTTTTGTTAGTGATCATATGTCGATTATTGTACAAGAGTAATTCATATTTATTATATATTTTTTTATATTTTTCAATAAGATCTTTATCTGATTTAATAATATTACCATCAACATCTTCATCGGTAAAATCAAAATGTTTAAGCCAATTAAAGTTATCAAAAAGGATTTGTCTTTGTTTTTTGGAGATAGGTTTAGTTTGATTTGATATATTTTCAATATGTTGTGCCATTCTACTTATCATATCAGAAATAATAGTTTTTTTATCTTCAACGACAAATTTTCCATCAACCATAACATATATGGAATTTGATCTTAAATTATTAATATAAATATTATTATATTCTGGGAGTCTAGGATTATAATGTATTTGTTTAACGATATTATAGATGGCTTCTGAATTAGAATTTATAATTTGTTTATTTTCATCAGAAGTTAATTTATTAACATCTTCAAAGCCATGATTAACAATAATATTATTAATAGTAATATTATTTTGGGTATTATTTGTATTAATAATAGATTGTGAGAAGCTAGGGGTATTTTTTTTGAAATTTTCCAGTGGCGTGATGATATTTATTAATTTTTTTAATTCTTCCTTTGTTTTAAGATGCTCATTATATAGTAAATTAAATTTATCATTTTTATCCTCATTTGATGTATATATTTGAGATTTGATATTTTTGCATCGTTTTGCATCAATATGTCTTTTTAAATTATCTTTTCGTGAAAATTTTTTTT